ATCTTTCATGTGAACTAAAAATTTGCTTGAAGCTGTGTGCGTCTTGCCAGACATCACCTTGCCTTTGGCATCTTTGTGAGTAGCACCCTTGTGCTCCTTACCGTTTTTAAAATAATGCTTTACACCTTTAGCCATTGCCTTATCCTTTTTTCTTTTTCCAATTAACAGATTTAGCTGATGTTTTCTTCTTGATTGCTGCTTTGCCAGCTTTTGATTTGCACTGTGCCATTGTTGGACGACAGGCAGGATAGTCTCTCTTTGTCTTGGTTTTAGACTTGCGTCCACATGGCTTGCCAGTCTTGCAGTCAACCCAGCCCTTGCCCTTGTTCTGGCCAAACCAATCTTTCAGACTGTTGCCGCTACTTTTTCTTTTTTTTACCACTCTTGCTGCCCCAATTTTTTGCGCCAACTTTCCGACACTTTACTAATGCTCCAGAACCATAAGCTGAAGGCCAAGTTCCACCGCCTTTTGTGTAACGAGCCTTGACCTTTTTATAACAGGCATCTCTTTTTGGTTTTTTAGCTGCAGCCATTAAGCTTTCCGTGTTTTCTTTTTTTTCTTTAGTTTTTTAAAGTCAGCAGATGTAATTTTCTTTTTATCCCCTGCAACAGCGGCCAGCTTCTTTTGTTTTGGTGAATATTTACTGAAAGGCATTAGTATCTGCCTTTTATCTCTGGGCCACCGTGACCAAGCATCTCGTCAATCATTCCGCTCATGTCACCACCGCCATGCATTTTGATAACTTTGACTTTCATGCCTTCGTCTTCTTCATGCATTTCTTCTTCCTCTTCTTCACCAATGCCATATTCCATTTGGTGACAGATCATAAGGAAGTTTACGAGCTGGTCATCAGAAAGTTCAACGCCTTCTGTGTCGTGGGCAAAGCCCATCTTCTCCATGAAAAGCTCTGCGTTGTCTTCCATGTTCTCTACATTAATTTCAGCCATTAGCGTTGTCCTCTCATCATTGCTATTTCTTGGTCAGTCATTGCGCTGCCAGCCTGTTGAGCAGGAAGTGCGCCCATTGCATCCATGACACGTTGTGAACCAGTTTGAGGTGCACCGCCACCCATTCTTGAACGGATAGCTTCAATTTGTTGCTGAAGGTATTGAGCTTTAGCTTGCTCGCCTTGCATCTCTTGAGGTGGTTGCATCTGCCCTCTCATCATTTCCATTTCTTTATCAGAGGTTGAACCTGATCCAACTGGCCCTTGTTGTGGAGGAAGTGCCCCAAAGTTTTGAGGTTGGACTGGTTGCATCTGCATCATCTGCATCTCTTCAGGAGTCATTGCTGCTCCAGACTGTTGCATCATTTGCATTTGCATTTCTTCAGGAGTTGTCGCTGCTCCAGACTGTTGGCGCATTATTTCATTTATTGTCGCTAGTTCTTCTGGTGTAAACTCAGCCATCTTTCTGGATCTCCATTATTTGTTTTTGTCGTTCTAGTTCAAGGTCAGCCTGAAGCTTCTGGTTCTTTGCCTGTAAGTCTGCCTGAACTTTTGCTGCAGCTATCTGCATATCATTCTTTGCCTTGGCTTTATCAATCTCAATACTTGTCTTTGCCTTGGCCTGAGTTGCTTGGATGTCTGCCTGAGTTCGAGCCTGTAAAGCTTCAGATTCCATCTTGGCTAACTGCTGTGCATATTGTAGTGGATTGTTATCACCTTGGCCCTCTGGAATCAGGCCACGAATTTCTTGCATGATTGGTGCTTGCTGGACAACTTGTGCAGCTCGCTGGCTGATCGTTAAGTCTAGCTGTGGATCGATCTCTTCAAACTTGAACTTAGGATTTCTCAAGTCAGGAAGCTCTGGCAACCCAACTCCAATGCTTGCTTGCATGCGACTGCGATATAGCAGGGCAACGTGTTCAGCAATGTGAGCAATTAATGCTGGCTGCACAGCCTTCACCATTGGCGAACCGCCAAGTGACGGATCAGCAAGAAACTGAGTGTGAACCGCAATGTGAGATTCGTGGTCTTGGTCTGAGAAAGCTTTGATCCCTCTGCCATACATAACGCCCATGTTCTCATCAATGGGGTCAAGCCTCACAGCCTCTTCAGGCTTTTCAAGGATCTCATCAATGTTGGGGACACGGATTGCCTCATACATTCTTTTGTAGGCTTCATACTTGTCGTGAAGTTCAGGAGCCGACTGCGCCATCTGAAGAATGGCTTGGGCTTGAGCAATACGTTGAGCTGTAGAGAAAATGTTTGGATCACTGACTGGGACAACATCAATGCGCTTATCAAAGTCAGCAGCATTAATAGTTTGGCTTGCGCCTGTAACTGAAAAGTCAAATGACTCAGGGAGGTTCTCTGCATTTAACTTAGCGAGAAGTTTGAACTCTTGGCCCTGAGCATAATGCAGGCGCTTGTGAATTGCTGAGAATGATTTGCTTCCCTGTTCAATCAGGGCAACTGTCGATCCAACTGGTGCGTTGGGATTAACGTCACCGACATTCAAGTCTGCAGTCGATGCAAACCTCTGGCCAATCTCTGCCATGTATCCAAGCATCTGGAACAGAACTGCAGATGGCTCTTTGAATGGCAGAGGCATGACAGCTTTCTTAACGTCATCGACTGTTGCATCTAGGTCAATAAATTCCCCTGGGCTGACATCAATCTCACCACCAGAGACACGACCCTTCAGCTTGAAGCCACCCTGCATATTTGCAAACGCAGCAGAATCAAGCAGTGCACGAAGAGCACCTGTCGATGCTTTGCCAAGGCCACCAATAATGTGATAGAGGCCAAAGCCATAGAACCCAAGACCAGGGAGGAATTTGTAACTGACAAACCAGTCGCGTCTTAGTTTCTTTTCATCGTCCTCTGACCAGTTACGACGAACACTAATTACTTTCTCAGCATCGTAATCAATCGTGATGACATAAGGAAGAGCAACTGTATTCTCGTTTTCATCTTCATCATCTAAATTACTAGCGCCATCAATGCCCTCAAAACTTTCGTAAACATGCATCTCCAGCAAGTTCATTACTTCATCTTCAGCATCATCTCCATAGGCATCAACACCTTCGATCTCAGCTGAGACATCATCTGACAAGTCACTGCCGCCACCAGAATAATCGACAGGTATATACCAACCAGATTGTACATACCTATTATAATCGTTCTTTGGTATCCGTATAACTTGAGTGTATCGTGGAGAGGTGTAGAGGTCTTTGCTTTCGGGCGCGACAATAAAGTCTTCAGCCTTAACGAATTGCGAACACTGTCTATCTAGATTTGCATCCCACCAAACCTTCTTAAATGTCTGGCCAATCAGTGGCAAGTGAAAGAGCATCTGATCTAAGTCAGGAAAATATTCAGGCATCTCCTGAGTGATCTGGTAATTCATAAAGTCACGGACACGACGAGCTTGGTCTTCTGTCTCTTCGTCTGATTCGCCAATGATGGTTGTCTTGACTGGGCCGCCAGCTGGATAAAGTTCAGCGATTGCACGAGCATTAAATTGAGTTGCAGCTTCTGCAATCAACGGATGGACAACAACACTCAGGCCACGAGAGGCACGAGCATCTTCAGCTTCATCCATTCCACCGTCAGGATCTAAAGTTTTTAGTCCACTCTTGTAACGCTCTTCCCACTCAGACCTTGCACTCTTGTCTGTGTTGAAGTTGCCAATCAATTGAGAGGCAATAGCATTCAGCTCTTTCTCATCAATGACTTCAGCTAAGTTTGAATCAAACTCATTGTCTGGCTCATCAACTACATCAGAACTTGGATCTCCAATTAAAACCTCATCATCACCAAACTGCTCAACCTCAAGGCTGTCAATGGGAGCACCTTCAGCAAATGGAACATCAACAACAGGAACAGGAGATCTAGCCATACATACTTATCCTTCTTTTAGGTTCTTGTTCATCATCCTCATAATCTTCAGAATGAGTTACAAACCAGCCTTTGCGTAGCCTTAGCCAAGCTTGAGTGCAGGTATCAACTATATCATCATTATCACCTGCAGGGAATGCTGCACAAATGTCTATTAAGTTATTAGCCCATTTTTTATTTGCAGGAAAGTAAATTCTTCCATCTTCGAGCAGAGCTGACGATGCATGGGCACGAGCCTCCTTGTCTCTGTCAGGCGAATACTCAAGCACAGGGATACCAGCCATACGCAAATCTTGAAGCAGACTCTGGCCAGAGGCCTTCTTTTCAATCAATACCGCATCAGGTTCGTACTCATAATATGACTCTTGAGCTATACGACGAAGCTCTGGGTAGGTGACACGATCATACCACATATCCAATACTATGGCATTTATCTGGCCGTCTTTTCTAAACACTCCCCATGTGGTTCGCGCCGAATAAGAACTTTTTTCTTTTGTGCTGAATGCTGTGTCCCATGACTGAATGACATATTCGATGTCTGGCAAAGTCTCCTTCTCCCAAGGAACCCACCACTCCGCTCTTAGAATTCCACCGCCCTTTGGCATTGGTCTCTGCTGCAGCTGGCCAGCGGATGCATAACTGCCAAGCGACTTCTCTAAGCTTGACAACGTATTATCATCTACTCTTTCTGGCCAGAGAAGCTCATCTTCTTCTGTTCTTGGATCTGTAAAATAAAGGCTCGACCTTACTGGTGTCGGGTGGCCAATCTCATAACGAGCAGGAAGACAGAGGTGATCCCAGTCCTCGTGTTCGTTTGCTAATATGTGCCCAGTCAAATCATTCTCGTGGACACGCTGCATAATAATAATGAATGCACCTGTCTTTGGATCGTTGAGGCGAGACTGCATTGCCTGATCCCACCACTCAAGAACTCCCTGTCTGACAGTTGACGAATCAGCTTCTCGGACATTATGCGGATCATCAATGACAATGATGTCTCCACCTTCCCCAGTAAGTGCACCATCTACTGACGTCGCTATGCGCTGACCAGTCTTATCGTTCTCAAACCGCTGCTTCTGGTTCTGGTCACCAGTCAACTTAAACATCTCACCGAAGTGTTCTTTGTACCAGGGGCTTTCGACAAGCCTCCGACACTTAACTGAATCACGAATCGAAAGAGACGAGGCATAAGACGCAAACAGGAATTTCTTGGCAGGTTGCACAGTCCAAGTCCAAGCAGGAAGGGCAACGGCAACAGAGATTGACTTCATGTGTCGTGGTGGAATGTTAATGATCAGTCGTTTGATGTCACCTTCTACAACAGCCTGCAGGTGATCACTGATTGCATCTATGTGCCAGTTGTCAACGAAGTTAGATGCAGGTTCAATCGTGGGCCAACAGCTCTTGGTAAATTCCTTTAGGGATCTCCTCATCCGTTCCGCTCTCACTTGACTCAATGACAGCGTGTTCAAGAACTCGTTCAATTGTGGTGAGGTCATTGTCATCTAATCT